CCAGCACTTATCGAAGCAGAATATCTATATGCAGATGCTAGGTGTATGAGCAGAGATCATCCATTATGCATAGATTGCATACATCATTTGGTTATCAAGGCTGAATGCGGTCTAGGAATTCCAGAAGGTAAAGCTAGTGGCGGTATATGGGCTAAAGATTGCGCTTACTTTTGGGAGAAGAAGATTTAGCGTTTAATTTGTCTATATGATCGCCAGCTTGTTGAATAATTTTTACTAAGCGATAGTTTTCTTTTGATAAAGCACTTATTAAATCTGGCACTTCATCAGGATCAATGTAATTAACTATTGATCTAAGCACTATTTCAATATGCAACTCTTCCTCGTAGGATACATCAGCCATAACCCAAGGCTCTACTTTTTTCCTTTTTTTAGCTTGGTTACTGAACCAACCAGACCAAGGCATTTGTAGTCTCATGCCCTAACAATAGCTAGCTTGCCCTGAGATAGCCAGCTTTTCTATCATTTATTATTCTTTCTGGAGTTTGAATAGTATGCCATTTATGTTCACAAACCATACATAACCTTCTTCTAACTATTGTTTTTTTAGAGTTTCTTTGTGAGTCAATAACTTTTTGTCTTGTAACTTTTTGGCATTTAGGACACTTTACGAAAGTTAATCGATGCATTTCTGGATTTTTAAGGATTTTTAATTTAACATATAGATAGTTACACCTATTACCAAAATGCCAGGTCACTACGGAACAGGAACAAAGAAAAAGAAGAAGAAAAAAGGCGGTAAAAAGTAGTTATCTACCAGGGAATAGCGCTCTTTCTAAAGCATCGCAAAGCCTGTCGTCAACTGTATTATCAGTCTTCTTAACCATTGCTCGTACTATATCAAGTGCGAGTTTTTTTATTGCTGATCCACGGAGGAAGGCAAATAAAATAGGTTCGATAATTTTAAGCATAATTTTTAAGATAAAGAAAGATCGGGAGATTGGTCAGTCGAACTCTTAAGACTGCCCTGCTTTAACCCCATATCAAGGGTCGTATGGCTTTCAGATCCGCTTTGCATAGATCATCAGGCTTCCCGACTTATCTAAATACTACTATAAATTAGAAAAAAAATCTAAACGGAAAACTAGTGTGCCAATTAAATTAGTGTCACACTAAAATCCTATTTTTAATTAGTTGGCTTTATAATAAGGATAGCCGGTAGAGGTATCGGCTAATTGTACATTGACTCTTGAATATTATGACTAAAACGTCAGACAAGAAAGCAACTAAGCTTGCTTTCGTCTTTGGTGGCCGCCTATGCAACTGCTGGGCGCAAGGCTCTGAGGACAACCATGTACTAGCTACAAAGGCTGGAAAACATTTTAAAAGATGTAACAAGCATCTTTATAAATTTCCAAAAGATCAAAAGTTGACAGTTCATCTTTTTGATATTTCAAAAGCCCAAGGCTGGTCTATGAGTACCGGTGACATTGTTACTTGCTTAGAAACCAAGGAAGAATGTCCATATATTGAAAAAATATATGTGGTTGTCTAACTAATCCATCGCCCTCTTCGGAGGGCATTACATCTTACATTTTAAACTTTATTATGGAATTTAATTTCAATGACGGCGGTAGAGCCAAAGCTGGTTACAAAGGACGCACAGGAGACTGTGTTACTAGAGCCGTAGCAATCGCAGCAGAGTTACCATACAAGCAAGTCTATGATCGACTTGCAGAAGGTAACGCTACTCAAAGAGTTACTAAGCGTATTAAAAAATCTAGAGCAAGAGCTAGAACAGCCAGCAAAGGTATTAACACTACTCGCAAATGGTTTAAAGATTACATGAAGTCATTAGGCTTTAAGTGGGTTTCTACTATGGGTATCGGCACAGGATGTAAGGTACATCTAAAAGCAAATGAGTTACCAAAAGGGAGAGTTATCGCAAGAGTTACTCGTCACTACTGTGCAGTTATAGATGGCGTTATAAACGACACCTATGATCCTAGTAGAGGAGAAACAAGATGCGTTTATGGTTACTGGATAAAACAGTAATGTTACAGCCCCCACGCAGGGGGCTTTTTTTTGTGTTAGTGTACCGGCGTGTGTGAGAACTTGTGAGTGACTAGTGGAAACTAGGCAACACTAGATATTCGCAAGAACTAGACCTCTAGCAATAGGGGTCTTTTTTTTTTATCTTCTTGGCTTTATCTCTACAACTGCTAGTTCTACTTCTTTAAGGCGATGAAACACTTCTTTCATATCGTCATGCATATCATCTATTTTCGTACTAAGCAATTCGATAGCTGTGGTGTTTCGCACGAGATCATCACGCGATTGTCTACCGCGATAAGATATAGAACCGACTGATACAAAACAAGCTGTTAACAATGCACCACCAGTAGCTGCTATTACTTCAATCACTTTACGAGTCCTTGATCTATGCCTATTATACAGAAAAACCCTATGGCAGAACAGAAAAAGAAAAACCCCTTCCAAAAATTAAAAGAAGGATTAGATGATAAAGAAGAGCAACTAGCCATTATTAGTCTTTTTGTCCGGCTTGGCGTTGTGGTTTGGAGCGGTTTCATCGTTACATTGAACTACATAACAATACCTGGCTATAGTTCTGACCCTAAAGATATAACTTTTCCGGCCAGTTTATTAACAGGTGCGCTTGCTACTTTTGGCCTTGAAGGATCTAAAAAACGTAGTGAGAAAGACACTGAAGTTGCAGAAAACGCTGGTATGGTTCAGACTATAAGGGTAGAAACACCTATCAAAATAGAAGGTGCTGAAGTAATCGACCCTAAATCTAAAAAATGAAAAGACTTTTGCCATTTTTGTTTCTTGTATCAGCGCCAGCATATGCTGATATAACTTCAAAATTTACATCAAGCGTAAGTGTAAAAGTTGACGCTGCTATGACACAAGCTACAAGGATTGGTGCATCATATAGTGCTTCTGGCAGCAATATCGGAACAAGCGATTCAAACGATCAGATCGGAGGTTTAACTGTAAACAGTGATGGTGCGGTTACTCTTAATGCTGGAGATTATTCTATAAATGGCTGTGGAGAAACTCCTGCTAACTGTGCCAGCACATGGTCATTATCAGAGTCATTTACAGCACCAGACGCTATTCCAAGCAGTAACAGCAATATTACTGCCGGTACTGTACCTAACTTTGGTAGTGTGATTTCAACTGTAGCTGGAAGTGGAGATGGTTTTGCAGGTTCTATCACATCAGGTCACGGGATCACAGGATTAAGCGAAGGAGGAGCAGGTTCTACTGTTACAGGACAGTTTGTGACGGAGTTAACCATAAGATGATATATGAAAAAGCTTTTATTGTTGCTTTTGTTGTATGCCATACCTGTTAAATCACAGCCTGTTGTTCCTAACTTTACAACGGGAACTCTTTCAAGCACCACGAATACAACAACCTCAATCAGTGAGACTATTACTTCTACAGATTATTTTGGTAATTCTTATGAGTACACTGTTACTGGATTGGGAGTCACAACCGATGGATCAGTCGCTCCAAATACAACGAATGTTACAGGGACAATAAACGGGGAAAGTCAGACATGGACAGGATTAGACCTATCAACAGACAACAAACCAGTGTTTACTCTAGCCGATCAAACTTCTGGCAACGCATTTCAATTTACAGAAACTTATCGTGGCCCAGGTGGGGTATCAAACGTGACCACGATCCAAAGAAATATAGAGTCAACAAGCGTAGTCACAAGTACCTCAGTTTTCTCTCAATAATTCTGCTATCGCCCACGCAAGTTTTAGCTAATGCAGTAAGTCAATCAAATAATGGCTCGGTTACAAATATGGCTGTACAAACTTTGACAGGTAATATGACAACTAATCAGTATGGGGGAAATATTGTATGCCAAGGGCCAACCCTATCTATTAGCCCATTCACTACTTTTGGAGCAAATTACCTCAAGCCCTATCGGGATTATTATGAAACACCTTTCTACGATCCAACAGATGCTGATGACAATGGAGTTCCTGATAACCCAGGTGATATTCTTTTTTACCAACGAAATTATTCTGGAACGAATAAAGATAGTTATGCTTT